AGGTAAATTTGATGAGGTAGGATCTGGCGAAATATCTCAGCAAATTGTCAATAACTTTATCGATGCGTCTACGACTGTTCAAAATATACAAGACGGATCTGGCTGGTCATTGCCTGGACCATATACAAATGAAGCGAATGCAGCATTAGGCGGTGTAGGAATCGGTCAAGCATATTATGATAATGGTGGAACAGTACGAGTGAGATTAGCATAATGTTAAAAATTTATATAATGATTGCTGTGTTGGGATTAGTTGGAGGCGCAGTTTTTGGTGCTAAATACTATTATGACTCAACTCAAGCAAAAATAGAACAACTCTCAAAAGAGAACGCAATCTTAGATACTGCAGTTCGAACGAATGAAGAGACAATTGCTTCTATGGCAGCGAATAATGAAGCTCAACAAAAGTTAAATCAAGAGTTACAAAGTCAGCTTCAGCAGGCCGAAGCTGGACTAGATAGTATTAGAAAAAAATTAGCTAATTATGATTTAGCTAAAAAAATAATTGAAGATCCTGCTGATATGGAAATGAGAATTAATCGCGCAACTGAGCGCGTTTTTAGAGAAATTGAGAGTGACACAAATGCAAATGCGCAGCAATTCCAAGACAATCTTAATAACCAGCAGCCTACTACTAGCACTAACTAGTCTTACAGGTTGTGGTACCTTTAACACTGAACCAAGAATTCAGACTGTTACTCAATATATTACACCAAACATTCAGATCCAACAGCAGCCAAAACCAGTTGCACTATTGGATGTTCAATGGTACGTTGTAACAGAAGAAAATCTAGAAGCCTTTCTAGAAAAATTTAGACAAGACAATGGCACTGTAGTTATGTTATCTATGACTGTACGTGGCTATGAAAATATGTCTATCAATATGCAAGAGTTGAGAAGATACATCAATCAACAAAAGCAAATCATTTTATATTATGAGAAAGCGGTCACTGAATCTAAAATTACACCAGACAAAAAAGAATCAACTACACCACAATAACGGTGTACAAAGTCTGGGTTTTAATATATAATATATCTTATAAAAAATAAAATAGTGTGTAATTTATTGCGCACGGCACAGTATTCTCTCTTAATGGAGCAAAATTTGAATGAATGATAATATATTAGTAACAAAGAGAGATGGTCGCACCGAACCATTTAATCTTGATAAGGTCCACCGAGTACTTGAGTGGGCAACCGATGGAATTGCCGGTGTATCAATATCTGAAATTGAACTTAAAGCAAACATCCAACTTTTTAATAAAATTAAAGCCGATAGTATTCATGAGCTGTTAATTAAGTCAGCTGCAGAATTAATCTGCGAACATACTCCAAACTACCAATATGTTGCAGCAAGATTAGTTAACTATAAGCTGCGCAAAATAGTATATGGTGGTCATCAACCAGTACCACTTATAGATTTAATCAAAACAAACATCGATCGCGGTGTTTATGATCCAGCTATTCTAGAAAAATATACCGAAGAAGAACTTACAACACTTGATAGTTATATCAAACATGATCGTGATGAAACATTTACATTCGTTGCAATGGAGCAATGGCGTGGTAAGTATCTAGTACAAAATAGATCTACTAAGGTAGTATATGAAACTCCACAATTTGCGTATATGCTTATTGCAGCAACGCTATTTGCCGATTATCCTATGTTTGGAGAAAAGTCTCGTCTTACTTGGGTGAAAGATTTTTATGATGCTATCTCGCTTTTTTACATCTCTCTACCAACTCCTATTATGGCTGGTCTCCGCACCCCTACTCGCCAGTTTTCAAGTTGTGTCCTTATTGAGTCAGATGATAGTTTGGATTCGATTAATGCTACCTCAACAAGCATTGTTAGATACATTTCTAAAAAGGCTGGGATCGGTATTGGAGCAGGGAGTATCAGGAGCTTTGGTTCTAGGATTGGTGACGGCAGCGTCGTACACACTGGTCTTATACCTTTTCTTAAGTATTTTCAGGCTGCTGTAAAGTCGTGTTCTCAAGGTGGAGTTCGTGGTGGTGCCGCAACAATCTATTTACCAGTATGGCACTATGAATTTGAAGATCTCGTCGTACTAAAGAACAATAAAGGTACTGAAGAGAATCGTGTACGCCATATGGACTATGCTTTTCAATTCAATAAACTAATGTATGAACGTCTATTGACTGGTGGTAATATTACTCTTTTCTCACCAAATGATGTTCCAGGTTTATTTGATGCATTCTATTCAAATCAAGATAAATTCAAAGAATTATACGAGAAGTATGAAGCTAATAAAAATATTCGTAAGAAGGTTCTACCAGCAATTGATGTCTTTACACAGTTCTTAACTGAACGTAAAGATACTGGTCGTATCTATCTAATGAATGTCGATCATGCAAATGAGCATGGAGCTTTCTTACCTGAAGTAGCACCTATTCGACAAAGCAATTTATGTTGTGAAATTGATCTTCCAACAAAGTCTTTGAATTCAGCAGATGATACCGAAGGTGAAATTTCTTTATGTACTCTTTCAGCGATTAACTGGGGTTTAATTAATGATCCTGCTGACTTTGAAAAATATTGTACACTTGCTGTCCGTGCACTTGATTCCCTATTGGATTATCAATCGTATCCAGTTAAAGCAGCACATAAATCAACAATGGATCGTCGTCCTCTTGGTGTTGGTATTATTAACCTTGCTTATTTTCTGGCTAAACGTGGGCTTCGATACGATGATAATGCTTTGGCTATAGTGGACGAATATGCTGAGGCTTGGTCTTATTATCTAATCAAAGCATCAGCAGATTTAGCAATAGAACGTGGTGCATGTCCAAAGAACAATGAAACTAAATACGGTAATGGAATTGTAACCATTGATACGTACAAACAAGAAGTTAACGAATTAGTTAAGCATAAAGAACGTATGAATTGGAAGAAGTTACGCAAGCAACTAAAAGATACCGGCATTCGTAATAGTACTCTAATGGCTCTAATGCCTGCTGAAACATCTGCTCAAATTTCTAATAGTACTAATGGTATTGAACCACCTCGAGCATTGGTATCATATAAGCAATCAAAAGATGGAGTGATGGCCCAAGTTGTTCCTGGTTATCATCACCTAAAGAATAAATATGATTTGCTGTGGGATCAACAATCACCCGATGGATACTTAAAGATTTGTGCAGTATTACAAAAATATATTGATCAAGGTATTAGTGTAAATACATCTTATAATCCTGAAAACTATGAAGAGTCACGTGTACCAATGTCACAGCTTATTAAAGATGTAATATCATTTTATAAGTATGGTGGTAAACAACTATATTACAATAATACGTTTGATGGTGCTGGTGAATGGAAAGAAGAAGAAGTTAAAGACTTACCAAGCGAATCTGTTAATGATGAAGACTGCGATGGCTGCAAAATTTAAGGAAAAGTAAATGTCTGTATTTAAGAAAAAGGATAAGTCACATTTATCATCAATGATGTTTTTTGATGGTTCAGTTGATATTGCAAGATACGATCAAGTAAAGTATCCACAGTTAGACAAAATTACTGATAAACAATTGGGATTCTTTTGGCGACCCGAAGAAGTAGATGTATCAAAAGATAAATCGGACTTTGAATCATTGTCAAATCATGAGAAGCATATCTTTACTTCTAACTTAAAACGACAGATTTTACTTGATTCAGTACAAGGTCGTGGTCCAACCGAAACATTAATGCCTATTGCAAGTGTTCCTGAGTTAGAACCATTGATTCAGACTTGGTCGTTTATGGAGACTATTCATTCACGATCTTATACACATATCATTCGTAATATTTACGCTAATCCATCTATTGTGTTTGATGAAATGCTTGATATTAAAGAGATTGCAGATTGCGCAGAAGGTATTTCAAAATATTATGATGACTTTATTACTGACAGTAAATGGTATTCACTATTAGGTGAAGGTGCCTTTACTGTAAATTCTTATAGCGACGCTACTAATAGGCGTATTGTTAATATTTCAAAATATGAATTGAAAAAGAAACTATGGTTAACTCTTAACTCAATTAATATTCTAGAAGGTGTAAGGTTCTATGTATCCTTTGCATGTTCATGGGCATTTGCTGAATTGAAAAAGATGGAAGGTAATGCTAAGATTATTAAGTTTATTGCAAGGGATGAGAATATCCATCTTGCTGCTTCATCTTATATTATTAAGACACTTGTTAAAGATGATCCAGACTTTATAAAAATTAAAGATGAATGCGCAGAACTCATTGATCAAATGTTTATTAGTGCTGTTGATCAAGAAAAGAAGTGGGCTGACTATCTTTTCAAAGATGGTTCAATGATTGGTTTGAATAGTAAACTGTTGCATGAATATATTGAGTGGATTGCAAATAAGAGAATGAAATCTCTTGGAATTCAATCGGTATTCTCAGTACCACAATCAAATCCATTACCTTGGACTGAAAAATGGATTGCAGGAGGCAACGTCCAAGTAGCACCACAAGAAACTGAAATCTCTTCTTACGTCATCGGTGGAGTAAAACAAGATATCAGTGCTGATACATTCAAAGGATTATCATTATGAAAAAATTACTCTTATCACTCATGTTATTTTCATCTTCTGTCATAGCAAAAGAGATGGTTGTCTTTATTGAAGGCTCGTGTAAACCTACTACTGAAATGCATAAATTTATTTCTAAATACGAAGAAAAAATTACTATGAATGGTAAAGGTATAATTAGAATAGTTGATAAAGCTGGTAATACACATGATGTAGAACATATATTAAACTTATATGTAAATCACAAGACCCTTGCATATACAATTATAGCTGAGTTTTCACAAGATAATATTAGCTGTTTAGTCATGGAGGGAGAAGAATTGCAACCATTTAGAGGAAAACCGCAAATATGATAGAAAAAATCTGTAGATCTTGTATGCAACAATATAATATTACCACAGATGATATGAACGAAGAAGAAGCTGAGTTTTGTCCATTCTGCGGCGTGCACGAAGACGAAGATCCGAATCAAGAAGATTACGTTGATTGGAATTGATACATAAATAAACCATAAGAGCTAATTATGGAATATTTATGAACTGGTTATATGAAGGTAAAGAATTTGAACTTGAAGAGTCATCTGAACTAATTGGGTTTGTTTATCTTATTACAGATCTTTCTAATAATAAAAAATATATTGGAAAGAAAAACTTTTGGTCAACTAGAAAGCTACCACCGCTGAAAGGCCAAAAGAGAAAAAGAACAGTTAAGAAAGAATCTGACTGGAAAACATATTATGGATCAAGTGAAGAAGTAAAGCTTTTAGTAGAGCAGTCTGGCACTGAAAGATTCAAAAGAGAAATTATTAGATTATGTAGTTCTAAAGGTGAGATGAGTTATTATGAAGCTAAGGAGCAGTTTGACAGGGATGTTCTTCTTTCCGATGAATACTATAATGCTTTCATAGGCTGTAAAATACATGCCAAACATATCAAAAAATAGTGTACAAATTCAAGAAACTATTGTATAATATACTCTAATGATTGGAAAGTATATATGGATTCTATAGAATCTTGGATAAACAGCAGCAGTAGATACGTAGTTAACTTAAAACTAGTGCAGCAATCTGAAAATTTATTGCTTATTACTAGATGGATAGCTGGTAAAATACTGCAAGATGAATATGTTACAATTGGTGAGATACTATATCAAATTGCCAAAATGGATAACTATGAGTTAGAAAAACTCATTGCAGTAGCAGAATCATTTGAAGATGATGGTCACGGAGATCATAACATTGTATTGATTACATTAATGCTTTCTGCTGCTGAAGGTCTACCAATTGAAAGCTTAGATCAACTACACCAAAACATAGGATTTCTTATAATGTTTCTAACAGCAATGTCTTTAGAAGCAAAGGGATTAGCTATTGTTTACTATGAAAATTTAACTTTTGATACTGTCCACTTTAATGATAGAGTAATGTTTGAAGGATTGTAATATATGATAATTGTAGACTATAATGCTATTGCTATAGCTAACATCGTTGTACAAAAGGTATCGATTGATGAAGATCTTATTCGTCATATGATACTTAATTCGATAAGGATGTACAATAAGAAGTTTCGTAAAGAATACGGTCAAATGGTTATTGCTAATGATTCCTCTAATTGGCGCCGTGAAGTATTTCCTCAATATAAATTTAAGAGACGTGATGGCCGTGAAGAGTCCGCATTAGACTGGAATGAAATTTTTCGTATTATCAATAAAGTGTTTGATGAACTTGGCGAAAACTTTCCATATAAGACTGTTCGTGTAGATCGTTGCGAAGCTGATGATATTATTGCTGCTATTGTAGAACATACACAAGAGTTTGGCAACCATGAAGATGTAATGATTGTCTCTTCAGATAAAGACTTTATTCAACTACATCGTTATAATAACGTCCGCCAATTTTCGCCGATGACGAAAAAATTTATTCAGGACAAAAATCCTAGAAGGTATTTGTTTGATCAAATTCTTAAAGGTGATTCCAGTGATGGTGTTCCAAATATTCTAAGTCCTGATAATACCTTTGTTGATAGTATTCGACAATCTCCAATGACTCAGAAAAAAATGGATATGTTCTTTGAGAATGCTGATAAGCTTCAAGAAGTCATGGAACCCGAAGTGTATAGGAATTATTGCCGAAATAAAAAGATGATTGACCTAAGTGAAGCTCCTGCTGAACTTAAAGAAAAAATCATTGATACATATAACAGTAGTAAACCAGCGCATCGTATGAAGATTCTAAATTATCTTATCAAAAATCGATGCAAATTGTTAATTGAATGTGCTGAGGAGTTTTCATAATGATGATTCATGAAATTTTAGAAAAAGCTGCAGAAGCTAAAAGTAATAAAGAAAAAATTGCTATCTTAAAAGATAACAATTGCTTAGAGCTTAGAGATATTTTGCGTGGTGGAATGGACAATAGTATTGAATTTTTACTACCCGAAGGTGAAGCACCTTATCTTCCATCTGATAACCCAAAGCCAATAACTGGTATGACAAAGAACTTTGGATATTTTATTAAGGGTGGTCCAGGAACAAATTTGCCTCGAGCTCGGGTTGAATTAATGTTTTTGGATATACTAAAAAATGTACATCCTAAAGAAGCAGAACTACTAGTACGTATGAAAGATAAGGGTCTTATTAAGAATACAGGTTCTGCTTATTATAAAGGTATTACCAAAAAGCTAGTTCAAGAAGCCTTTCCAGGCCTCATAAGAAACTAACCTTTTTATAAATAAAACTATGAGAGCATTAATGTACAACTCATAGCCCGTGGGATCCATTGTCTAGTATAGGCATGGATCCTTTTTCATTTCTATTTTAGACTAAGGAGATTCTATTATTCACGCTAATTTGAAACGTATTAACTATACAGAGGAATCAAAGATGTATGGAGCTCAGTTAGAAAGATTAAAACGTGATTCTAGAGAATTAGAATATTTTGTAAAAAGACTTGAAAAGAAAGGTAATACAACCAAGGCTTTTGATCTGCAAAGAAAGAAAGAATATTTGAATAGTAGAATAGAAGAATTAGAGGAATATTTTTATTCAACAGTACATTAATTAGATGTGTACTTTTTATAGATAATAGTGTATAATATACTGGTATGTTGATAAAGTGATTTGTTATGAATATTTTTGTGTTAGATCAAGATCCAGTACGAGCAGCTCAGTTACAATGCGATAAGCATGTTGTTAAAATGGTAACTGAGTCTGCTCAAATGTTGAGTACGGTTCATCGCGTTTGTGACGGTAAGATAGAAAAAAGATTATCAAAGGCCAATAGAAAATTAAACTACTGGCAACTAGATGATTCTCGGGAGAGATTATTATATAAAGCCGTTCACGTGAACCACCCGTGCACTCTGTGGACTAAGGAAACAGACAGCAATTATATATGGCACTATCAGCACTTTATAGCGCTTTGTAAAGAATATACGTATCGATATGAAAAGGTACATGCTTGTGAAAAGCTCTTAAGTGAAGCATTAAAGCAATTACCTCGAAATATCCCAAAGGGAAATATAACCAATTTTAGATTAGCAATGAACGCTAGTCCAGAGTGTATGTTTCCAGATGATCCTGTGAAATCATATAAATTATTTTATAAAACAAAAGAAGAGAGATTTGTAATGAAGTGGAGTAAACGCAACGTTCCGGAGTGGTTTTTATAATGCCTACATATTCATTTGAAGATACGCAAACCGGCGAACGAATTGATAAATTTATGAAATGGAGTGAGAGAGAAAAGTATCTAGAAGAAAATCCCCATCTAAAACCAATTATTGGAGCTCCTGCTACTGTCAGAGAGGTGAATGGCTTTATGTCAAAAACTTCTGACGGTTGGACCGATCTACTTAAATCAATCAAAAAAGGGTCGGGTCGTGGAAATAGTATCCGTACAAAATGAATAAATCACTTAAAATTAAGTTAGAGTCTTTGAAAACATTGTCTCCGATTACTAAGAATCAGGAGAAAGTTTTCAAAGCATATCGCGAAGGTAATCACCTTTGCTTAGCTGGATCCGCTGGTACAGGTAAAACATTCCTTGCAATTGGATTGGGTTTAGAAGATGTCCTAGATAAAGAGACCCTATTTGACAAATTAGTAATTGTTCGATCAATTGTTCCTACAAGAGATATTGGATTTCTTCCTGGTACCGAAGAAGAAAAAAATGACGCATACACTGCGCCATATCGCGGAATTCTTTCCGAACTAGTTTCTGATGGAGATTCATGGAATAAGCTTATTCAACAAGGAGCTTTAGAATTTCTATCAACCTCATTCATTCGTGGTGTTACCATTTCAAATGCAGTAATTGTTGTAGATGAAATGCAAAACTTGACATTCCACGAATTGGATTCTGTAATTACACGTATTGGTGAAAATTGCAGATTAATTTTGTGTGGTGACTATTATCAGTCTGACTTTGATAAAGATAAAGACAAAAATGGAATCCTCGCATTTATGGAAATCATCTCAAAAATGAGTCATTTCGAGACAATCGAATTCAGTTGGGAAGATATTGTTAGGTCTGGTTTGGTTCGTGAATATATCATGACCAAAGAACATATGGGAATTAAGTAAAAACTAATTAAAGGTTATGGCTAAGTTTACTCGCTTTGATCCAAGAAACAAAAAACAGTACAAGAAAAAATTTGATCATGATAAGTATAGTAATTATGATGATCAAAATAAAAAACCAAAATATGATAAGTTGAAATATTATGCTGAAGACTACGTTGAAAAACGATCGAATCCGTCGAAAGATATTTAATCACAAGAAGGTTGATCTAGGTTATGAAGACATTATTGCTGAAACTACTAGCACTGGGAGAAAATACAATTGTCCCAATGGTATTTCTTATCCTTCTATCACTACAGTACTTAGTATACTAAGTGAAGAAGCTATCCAAGCTTGGCGTAATAGAGTAGGTGCGGAAGAAGCAAATAAAATTTCGCATCGAGCTTCTACACGTGGTACTTCTGTTCACGCCATCATTGAAAAATACTTACTAAATTATATTGATTATGATGACGGTTATCTACCAAACATTATTGACAACTTTAAGTCAGTTCAAAGAGTCCTTGACGAACGTATTGGGACCATATACGGACTGGAATCTCCCCTCTATTCTGATCATCTCGGCATTGCTGGCAGGGTCGATTGTGTGGCTGAGTTCGATGGTGTACTTTCTATTATCGATTTTAAGACTTCTCGTAAGCTAAAGAAAAAAGAATATATTGAAGGATACTTTATCCAAGAGTCTGCTTACGCCATTATGTGGGAAGAGCGGACAAAGATGCCAATTGTTAATCTAGTAACAATTATTGCTGTTGACGACGAAGAACCACAGGTATTCAAAGAACATCGCGATAATTGGACACCTAAACTAGTTGAGACTATTAATGAATACAAAAGACGAAAATTCTTTGGAGGTTAACGCCAAACATAATATAGATATCTGTTGTGAAACTTTGTGTGATAAATCTATTGTACAAAACTATATAAGTAAACTAGAACAAGAAATTTACGATCTTAAAAATACAATAAAATTATTAACAGAGGAAGCTTCATGAAAAATGACGTGATGGATATATTAGGTACTGGATCAAAGCTAACGCATAAGCCATTAGCTCATATGCATGAATTTTATCTCTCAGGTGAAGTAGAGCCAGCCGAAGAATACATTGAATGGTTTGACACAATTCGTAATGCTAATCCAGTAGATATTATTAAGATCCATATTAATTCTTATGGTGGAGATCTATTCACTGCTATTCAACTAATTCGTTGTATCTCAGAATCAGAAGCAACAGTGATTTGTTCTGTCGAAGGTGCATGTATGTCAGCCGCAACAATGATCTTTCTTTGTGCTGATGGTTTTGAAGTTTCAGATCACTCAATGTTTATGTTCCACAATTATTCTGGTGGTACTATTGGCAAAGGTGGTGAAATGTATGATAACATTATGCATGAACGTAAGTGGTCTGAAAAATTACTACGCGGCATTTATAGTGATTTCTTAACATCCGAAGAGATTGAATCTATCTTAAATAATAAAGATATATGGATGGACGGCGAAGAAGTAATTAAAAGACTATCTGCTTTGAAAGAAATGATTAACATTGATCCAAATGAGAATATCAAACCAAAACCTAAATCTCGTACTAGGACTAAAGCTCAAACAGGAATCAAAAAGTGAAAGTATATGATGTAAAGGTAGAATGGAAGCATGGATTCAAACATGAGTATCAAGTACATGGAGCAAATCATACTGCGCTTGGTACAGCCAGACACCTAGATGAACTATATTGGGTAAAATACTTTAGTATTAAACTTGGTGAGAAGATGGTCTATGAGAAGGGATCAATACCTCAGAGATCCCAATTTTAGCCATATGTATCAAAAAAGATACAATTTGTTACAATTCTTTTTTCCTTTAGAATCAATAACTTAGAACTGCGGTGGGCCTAAGTTATTGATTTATAAGGGAAAACTTTTTTCACAAAACAGTGTACATTCCTGAGATCTATGGTATAATAGTACCATAAATTGATCAAAGGAGCCATATGATGTATATAGTATATAATGTAAATTCTCATTCTGACAATCGTACATTTGAGACCCTACGTGGGGCTAAGATCGCACGAGCAGCAATGAATAAAAAATCTGATAGTGTTTATGAAGTTGTCTCTGCTCATGAATTTGAAACTAAAGTAGTTAAGATGGTTGAAAAGACAAACCTCTTGTCTGGTAAAAAGTTCATGGAGCGTTCAGATACTCCTTATTACTGCTCTCCTTCTTCTGAAACCTACTGGAGCATGTAATGATAGAATATAATGGTAAGAAATATAATAATCGTCACGGCGGGCCCTTTGATCGGGGCACTGCCGATTCATGGTATTCACGCGGCGAAAACCCTCACTATTTTGTTGGTGGAACATATATGAGCACCAAGGTTGAAAAGGCTGATATGACAGAACAAGATCTTGCCGATTATATGGCAGGGTACGAATATAATGAAAAATTTGGAAGTAAAAAGGAATATTAATGTATATAGATAATGAAAAAGTAATTTTAACTGATTGTGATGGAGTACTCCTTGATTGGATGTACCACTTCCATCGATGGATGGATAAAAAAGGATTTAAGCTAGTTAATCCAACTAGTTATAAAGTGCATGAACAATATAACATGCAACCATTAGAGGCGAAATATATTATTCGTCACTTCAACGAAAGCGCTGAAATTGCTTTCCTCAGTCCATTGCGAGACGCAGTAAAATACGTACGAAAACTTCATGAAGAACATGGATTTGTATTTCACTGCATTACGTCAATGACTGATAACATGGCTGCTCAGCATCTTCGTAAAGTTAACTTAGAAACAGTCTTTGGAAAGAACGTTTTCGAAGAATTGGTTATCCTAGGTTGTGGTGCAGATAAAGATGAAGCTCTACTTCCATATAAAGATACAGAATGCTTTTGGATCGAAGATAAAGTAGAGAATGCTGTTGTTGGAATGCAATACAACCTTAAGAGTGTCTTGGTATCTCACGAACATAATCGATCGTATAAAGGAAACATTCCTGTTGTAAAAAACTGGAAAGAAATTTACGATATTATTACTGGCGCTGAACCTTGGATGGTTAACCTTTATAAATAGAATAATAAATAGTTTATGAGGTGTCTATGCCAGCTGTTGCAAGACTAAACGATCCAACTACTACAGGCCACGGATGTGATGTCACGACTACAGTAGTGGGACCAACAGGAGCTTCTGCAAAAGTATACGCTAACGGTAAGCCAGTAGAATGCAAGGGTAATCCTACTGCAGCTCATACGATACCTGGTGGCAATGGATGTGTACCACATAGCGCTGTTATTAATGTCGGATCATCGACAGTGTTTGTGGATGGAATCGAATTAGCTAGAGTTGGTGATTCAACAGATGGTGGATCTATCACTGATGGTTCAAGCGATGTATTTGCAGGTCCACCTTAGGATAAATAAAGATGACAGATATATTTGATTTTGGATTTACGGCAGTTGATGAGGTTGAATTAGAAGCAGTACAACAGGCGGCTGCTGCAGTCGCGCATCAATCTGAAAATGCTGGTGTGTTACAAGCAAAGGTTGATGATTTATATAATGCTATTACTCCTTTGCTAAATAACTTAAAAAAGAATCCAGAAAAGGAATATATTCTTTGGCCTAATCGTTTAGAAAAAGTAGAACAATTTGAATCTTACCTGCAAGAAATATATAAGAGATAAGTTATGAGTTCAGTTTGGCATGGAGGAAAAGGATCTTCACCTAGACCCATTGAAGATCGTAAGAAGTTTGAAGATAATTGGGACGCAATCTTTGCTAAACCTTGTAAAGAATGTGGATTAAAAAAACAACATAAAACGGATTGCTCTATTGGCCGATCAAAAGAAAAATAATAGGAGGCAAAATGGAATACAAGCATCACGCTCTAATTGCTAGATTGGTATATAAAGATCTAGATAAAGAAGTAAAAAAAGAATTCAAAGCTTTAGGTTATACAACAGTTAAGTTTTTTGATATTGAAGGAGCGCAGGCTTATATTCTTGCCAACAAAGATCGAATTACTGTAGCATTCCGCGGTACTGAACCAAAAGAAAAAAGTGATATATTTGCAGACTTAGAAGCAACGCATACTAATGGATTCCATACTGGATTCTTAGAAGAATATGAAAAGCTTCAATTGAGTGTTCATGAAGAAGTTGCAAAGTTACAAGGACGTAAACAAAGACCGGTGTATGTAACTGGTCATAGTTTAGGCGCTGCGATCGCCAGCATATTCTGTTTTCATTATCCGGAGGCGGTAGCGCTATACACGTATGGATGTCCAAGAAACGCAAGTTGGAAAAAAGCAAAAGAGCTCAAAGTCCCGCATTATCGGGTGGTTAATAATAATGATATTGTCCCTAAAGTACCCCCTGCTTTTCTTAATTTTGCTCATCACGGGCAACTTAGATATATCAACTATTATGGAAACATTCGAGAACTTACTACCTGGCAAAGAATAAAAGACTCTTGGCGTGGTCGTCGTCGTGCTTGGCAAAAGGGACAAGTCTTTGATGGCGTATATGATCACCTAATGGATGCATATTGCGAGTGCTTAGAAGATAACGAATGAGTTTTGATCGTATCTACTTTGAAGCAATGAAAATAAAACTTAGAGTAGCGTTAATGCGATATGACACACCTTGGAGAAAGTAACAATGATAGACAAGATGTTTTCGGATACAATGTGGATTTACACAGCGATAGCTGGCTCGATATTTGGAGCGCTCTTTATTGCTTATATGCGCGATACCCGTATTGCCTTATGGGTATATGGTAAATGGGATGGACTCATTGATTACTGTCGCGATCGTTGGGGTTGGACTTGGTTAAATCAAGATCTTGGAGCTTGGCGAAAAGTTAATCCTAATTTAGCAGCTAAGGTTGATGAATTAGAAGCACGAATCGCAGAGCTTGAAGCCGTTGCTCATCCGCCAGTTGCACCTGGTGGAGCAACAGAAATCTTAGAAGAAATTTCTAAGTTAAAAAATACAATGGAGAAGAAAAATGCTAAGCCTTCTAAAAAGAAAGCTATCTGAACGATCATCGATTGATGGTTTAGTCTTTATTGTTGCTGGTGTAGCTTTTATGGTACTTAAACCAATTGGCACTCTAATTGCACTAGCCTCTATATGTTATGGGTTATATACGATTTACAGAAAGGATTGATATGTTAACAACAGAAAAATTTGCTGAACTATTTCCAAACTGCAAGGATCCAGATGGCTGGGTTCACGCATTGAATGATGTTCTACCTGAGTACGATATTGATACACCAAAACGTATTGCTGCATTTATTGCACAATGCGGTCATGAATCTGGTGGGTGGAGAGTATTCTCTGAAAACTTAAACTATTCTGCAACAGCATTGAATGCTGTATTTCCAAAATACTTTGAACGTGCTGGTCGTGACGCTGAAGAATATCATCGACAACCAGAAAGAATTGCAAATGTAGTCTATAGTGGCCGCATGGGCAATGGAGATGAAGAAAGCGGAGATGGTTGGCGCTTTAGAGGTCGTGGTCCTATTCAATTAACAGGTCATGATAACTATGCTGCTTTCTCAAAGGACATGGATGTAGATGCAGTCAGTGATCCAGACATTGTTGCTGAAGATAAAGAAGTTGCGTTGAAGAGCGCAATTTGGTTTTGGAATAAGAATAAGCTAAATGATTATGCCGATCAAGAAGATCTTAAAGGTATGACTAAGCGAATCAATGGTGGTTATAATGGTTTAGACGATCGTATCCATCATTATGAAAAAGCTTTGGAAGCGTTAGAATCTTAAATCTTAAATCTTAAATCTTATATATAGACACGACTAGGGTAACACATCTGTTACCCTTAGTTACAACACCCCACACTTAAATTTTATGAGCCTCAAAAGGGTAAGGATGAAGTAATGTCTGACACAATCAGAGTTAAAGTAGTACCAGTAGTACAGAGTTTAGCAACTGGAATTTTTATAGTATGTCTTCCAGCTATTATTATAATGTTAGCATAGTTAAAATCAAAAGGGAGCTCAATGGCTCCCTTTTTTTTATTTATTAGATAATGGATTATCTAAAGCTTTTTGTAATTGATCTTCTAAGTCAATTTTAAGTTGTCTTGAATCTGATTCAATTCTTTTTTCTGTCTCACGCATCGTATCACGAACATCCTTTTCTGTTTCACGATTCAATTGTTCAATTTCTCTTAATGATTTATCAATATCAGTTTGGATTTGTCTAATACGTCGATCTGTATCTTCGGTTAGCTTTTCAATATTTTGAATATCACCCTTCAGATCATTCTTAATGTCACGAGTATAATCAGCTGCTTGAATTACTGAATCCTCAATACCTTTCATCTTTTCGTCGACAATAGAAATACGTTCATTAATGCCCGAAAGATCTGGAGCAACATAATTCTGAATTTGCTCCTTCATATCCATATAGTCTTTATAAAACTCAAAGGCACCCCAAAGTCCACCGGCGGCGGTTGAAAGTGCAGTAATCACAATCATCATTTTACCGCCGGTGAATTTAATTCCACCGACTTCTATTGATGTGCCTTCTTGTGAATTTTCTTCGGCCATTACTTATCCTTGTCCTTACCTCTATTTGCAATAGCATCAGCACCAAAGAAGGCTGAAACCAAAACAGCAATAGACGCGAAATATGTTGGAGCGATATCAGCGATCAAAGTTGCAGCTTTGTCTAAACCAAATGCTGAAGTTAAGAAAATACCAATTGGGTATAATAAGAGTCCGAACAATGAGAACCATGCCATCTTACGAATAGCATCACGTTGTGCATCTCTATCTTCTAACTCTTTACGCTTATACTCTAAATCCATTGCCGCTTCTTCTGCAGAAATGTGACCATCTCCGTTTGTATCCATTCTTGCCGCGACATCGTCATCAACTGTTATTGTTTTTGCCATGATTATATTCCTCTTACTTAATATATTGTTCGTTAATCATTTGCTGGTGCTTAAGGTCACTAGCTCCAGACAAACCTCTTAATAATCTAGCATTATCAACATTTTTCTGCTCCGTGTAGATATCTTTAGAAGCATAGAAACTCGCGTCAGTCATCACACTCATATATGATTCAAAGCCTCTTGGTGTAGTTGCAATTGCGTTAACACTAACACCATCAGCAAGATCATTATCTTTTACGTTTTGATTTACAACAGGTCCAACTTTTACTATCTGAACTTCTGGTAATTGTTTTATTTGTGATTGAGTATCAATAATAGTCAATCCATCAATTAAGTCAATTGGCTTAAATTGAAACTGATCTGTTGTTCTTTGTTGACTTAAAGTATTTTGCGCTGACTGATTGCTCACATTAGCAGTAAATGCATTTAACTCAAACGTTTGTGATTGACTACTATTATTTATTAAATAAGATAATCTATTTTCTTGCTGAGTGCTTGTTCCACTTAAATTTGATAAATCGTAAATTGAAGTGGAATTATTATTTGGTCCCTGAAGTGGTAAAGCACTAGAAGATGCAAATCCTTGAGTGTTATTGGTAATCCCAGGGAGTGAGAATGCTTGCACAACAGATGGTGCATTAATAGTAATACTACCAAACTCATTTGAAGAAGCAATTGCGCTTTGTTGAGCTGATTGACCAGCCTCGACACTTGTTGCAATGCTTTGTGACTGTGCTTGAGCAGCAACAGCTTCACCCTGTTGAGTTGCTGCTGTTGCTGCTTGTTGAGCTTGTTGTTGAGATGATTCAACAGTAGATCTTTCAGTTGAAGATACTCTATCTTGTTCTTTTGAAATGATGCTTAATATTTGCGATGTTGATACCGTAGGTTTACTACCACCACCAGATGAAACCTCTCCAACTTTTGCTTGTACATTATTAGCAACAGGGGTAGAACTTATAGATGGTGCTTGAATTGTAAATGTGGACTGGGCCGCAGCTTGTTGAATCTGTTCAGCAATTGGTGTTTGGCTTTGTTGAGCTACTTCAGTTATAGCTTCAACAACAGGCCCAGCTGTATAAGTTTCAGGGATAATACTTATTGTTTCTGGTTCAGTAAAACTTACACTTTCAATTTTTTCAAGTAGTGCATCAAGGTAACCTTTACATGTTGTACTATATAATGGATCAGTCGCGCAAGGATCAACAGAATAGTTCGCGGTTAAACTAAAGTGCATGAACTCAGGTCCATAGTAACCAGCCCAATAACCAGCATCTTGGCCCGTAACAGATAACTGAAGATTATCTACTTGTGAAAGACTATATGGATTACTATAGGTTCTTGTTCCAGTAAATGCTGTCCAACCTGGAATATAATACCCATAATCGTATGTGTCTCTTTCTGCTATAGATCCATCTTTATTATAAAGAGTAATATCGATATATGCAACGGGATCATAACCACCAGGTTGTGTTCCATTAATGTTTGAGTTCTTTACATGCCAGTGATAGTTATAACCATTGATTTGTAAACCAGTACCCAATTGATTGAGACCAGCAGCTAAAGACGCGGTCTGAGATAGTGTTGTTTTGCCATAGCTAAAAATAATTTGGTTTTCATTCCACTGTTGATTATTAGTCCATATGCCAGGACATGGCCCACCACTAGTTCCACCCCAAAATCCTTCTGATGTTGCAGTGGAACATCCTTGCCAAGAACTACCAGTATTGGTAATTAATTCAGCACCAGTAAAACTATTTGAGCCAATTTCCTGCGCGTTAGAGACCGAGCAGAAGGATACCAAGAAAAGTAGCCCAGCCAGTTTTCTTATAGAAGTCATCATCTTTTATTTTCTCTTCTTTTGGTTGCTTATCTGGATTATTGATCCAAGCATTTTTTGCTTCTGAACCAATCTTTCCTTCATAAGGACAAGGAGTACCAGCATTTAACATCGCATCAAAGACTCTACGATCTTGACATAGCGTAGCTACAGCAGCTACTTTCATTCCCATGTCATAAAGAGTTTTTGCATTCTTTAGTCTTTCGCAATTCATATCACGAACTGTACCACCGGATGAAGCACCAAGGATTTGTGTTTGAACTGCACCTGAAGTACCAGTCGTACATAGATCATTATTACCACCGGACATCATTGATGGAGCAACAGCAGTTGGTGGTGGTGTTTCTATTCTTTGGTTAATATTGCTTTCATTGATATTACGATTAGTCATATCACCAGTTTGTACGTTTTGATTTATGTTATTATTGTTTGACGTAGATGTATTTACGTTTGTATTTTCATTTACTGATGTAGACGTATTAACATTAGTATTGTTGTTAGTATTGTTACTGGTTGAAGTACTGTTAGTATTATTATTGTTATTAAACGTTTGTTCGCCTGAATTAATATTATTATTTGTATTTACGTTATTGCTGGTTGAAGTATTAGTATTAACATTCGTGTTATTGTTAGTATTATCATTTGTTGAAGTACTTGTGCTAACGTTATTGTTATTAAATGTCTGCTCACCAGAATTAATATTAACATTAGTATTGCTGTTAGTATTATTGCTTGTAGAAGTATTGACATTGTTGTTATTATATGTCATTTCTCCGGAGTTGACATTGTTATTATTGTATGTCATTGTTCCAGAGTTAACGTTGTTTACTGTCGTCTCTCCATTAACAGTAGTGGTGTTAACATTGTTGTTTG